GGTCCGGTGGTAATCTGGTGGGGTGCCGCCCGGGTGGAAGGGCTTGGTGTCCGGCGGCTGGGGGGGGGGGGTCGTCTGATTACGTAAAGTAATATCTGATTGCTTGAGTGGAGGATGGTGTGCGGGCGGGGCCTGGCCGTTTCCGCCGGGACGAGGGCCAAGGGGACCAGGGGGAGAGGTTATGCGTGCACGGGGGGGCGTTCGCGGTGCCACTGGGCTGGGTGGGTGGTTGCGCGCGCGTGGGTGGTGCGCTGTTGTGGTGGCGGTGGTGGTGGGGGGGATGCCGCTGGTGACGGCGGCGCATGATCCCCGTGGGTGACGGACCGTCCGGGGTGGCGGTGGATTCCGCTGCCCGCACCGTCTACGTGGCCAACCTAGGCGATGGCCACAGCGATCCCAGCGATAGCACGGTGTCGGTGATCGATGCGGCCACCGGCACCGTGACCGGCACGATCCCCGTGGGCCATGGCTCGGATGCGCTGGCGGTGGATCCCGCGGCCCGTACCCTCTACGTGGCCAACGAAAGCGATGGCACGGTATCGGTGATCGATGCGGCTACCGGCACCGTGACCGGCACCATCCCCGTGGGCTCCGACCCGATGGGGGTGGCGGTGGATCCCGTCACCCGCACTGTCTATGTGGCCAACTTCGGAGGCGGGGTGTCGGTGATCGATGCGGCCACCGGCACCGTGACCGGCACCATCCGCGTGGGCGGCGGCCCGGTGGCGGTGGCGGTGGATCCCGCGGCCGGCGCCGTCTACGCGGCCGACTATTTCGCTGGCACGGTGTGGGTGATCGATGCGGCCACCGGCACCGTGACCCGTGTCATCCCGGTGGGCTCATTCCCGTACGGGGTGGCGGTGGATTCCGCGGCCGGCACCGTATACGTGGCCAACTCCGGCGATAACACAGTGTCGGTGATCGATGCGGCCACCGGCACCGTGACCCGCACCATCCCGGTGGGCCGCTACCCGACCGGGGTGGCGGTGGATCCCGCTGCCCGCACTGTCTACGTGGCCAACAGAGACGCTGGCACGGTGTCGGTCATCGACGGGGCCACCGGCACAGTAACGGCCACCGTCCCCGTGGGCACATCTCCGTACGGGGTGGCGGTGGCCCCCGTTACCCACACGGCCTACGTGACCAACGTGTCCGGTAACACGGTGTCGGTGATCAGCCGGTGCAGGTGCTGAGCGGTGCGCGCCCGGTGGTCGTCTGGATGGTTGCCGCCGGGTGAGGGGCTTGGTGTTCGCGGCTGGGCGGGGGGCTGTTAGTCGCCGCGTTCCTGATAGAGGGCAGGCCGGAGGAACGGCTCAGGCTGCACGACCTCGGGTCCGGTGACGCCCGTGGACGGGTGGAAGACCCTGTGCCCTAGCTCGACGTAGGCCGCGTAGGTGCGGCCGTCGTCGCCGCCGGTCGCCGAGACGATCAGGTCGTCGCCTTCCATGTGATGCTCCACTGACCCGGCCAGCGACCCAGACCGTTTCGGCGCGTACCGGCGGGCGTCTCCCGCAATGTCCGGGCCGAGCCGGCTATCGGCGAACTCGTGCCAGGCGGCCATGACCTGTGCGCCGGCGTCAGGGTCCATCTCGATCCGTGCCATCTGGCCACCTCCGCTAGTCGCTGCCGGGGGTGACGCCGCTGCGCCACCGTAGGGTGAGGATCTTGTCCGGTGGTGTGCCGAGCGTCGGCTGAACCTGAATGTCGATGATCATGTAGTAGTTGCCGGTCCGCTCGTCCATGAGGGTGTCGCTGGTCAGGATGTCCGCCCAGTCGGGCACCACACATTTTGACGTCCGGACTGTTCGCGGTGTCTGCGTGGCCGGATCCCAGACCTGTTTGCTTGACTCGACGGCCGCGGCGGGGATGCCGGTGTAGAGCTTCTTACCGACGTCGGTCAGGTCGCCGTAGGCGTTGGCCTCCCGGCCCCGCATCACGGTGAGCATGGTGTTCGCGATCTCCATCACGACGGGTCACCCGTCGTCCCGTTCGTACAGGTCATCGGCGAATGCGACCTCCTGCACGAATGCCGCCATGCCGTGCGCTTCCCACGTGGCGATTGGCGTCGACCGAATGACAAGCCGGTACGGGAATCCGCCGCCGGAAGAGTCACCTTCGGGTTTCAGGACCTTGACGATGCACAGCACCTCGACGGGCGTGCCGTCCTCGGGGGCGATGTCCCCGACCTCGCAGCCGAACACCTGCGCCATGCTCGCCTCCGCTACCAGTCGATGAGCACGGCGACGCCGAGCACGCCGGCGGTGTGGAGGATCATCGCGGCCTCGGGCGCGAGCGGCGGGAACACCAGCCCCGTTGTGCCCTGCGCGCGGGTGAGGCTGACGCCCCCCATCGACGTCGACTGATACTGGCGCTTGACGCCAGTCGGGTCGTTGTCCGCGATCATGAACTCGGCTTGCGCGCACGTGGCCTGCATGAACGCCTGGATGACGATGCCATCGGTGGGCATCCCGTTCGGGGTGTGCGCGTACACCGCGCCGATGGTGGCGTGGTCGATGACCTTCGACGCTTTCCGCAGCCACTTCCGGACCAGCATCTCGGGGGTGATCTGGTCTTCGGTTTCGGCGCGGTACTGCGCCACCGTCGCGTACACACCCGGGGAAGGTGCGCCGGTCGGGATCGCTTCGACGCTGATCGTCGACGTCCACGTCTGCGGTGCGCCGCCGACCACACCCGTCCAGGTGACCAGGTAGTCGCCGGGCGGCTGATCAGCCGGGCAGTCGAAAACGTACGAGTAGAAGGACCCGTCGACCGTGGTGACGTTCTCGCTGGTCACCGGGACCGGTGTACCTTCCCCACCCGTGGGGACCGCCGCCGCGCTGATCTCGACGGTCACGTCCCCGGCACCAGCCTCGAACCCGGACCCGACGAACGTCTCAAACATCACCTGGACCGTCAGCTGGCCGCCCTGCACGACCTGGCTGATCTGATCGAGCAGGATCGACCCCACAGCGACCGCCCCCTTAGCTGACTGACGGAATGTCGGTGAACCGTTCGATGAGCTTCGCCTTCGTCATCGCGTTCGCTTCGTCCCGTGGGAGGCCCTGGGAGATCGCGAACTGGATCCAGGTGTCACGCGAGGCGGCACGTTTCGGCAGCGGCGGCGCGTCCGGCGGCGGCACGTCCGGCACCAGGTCCTCGGCGGGATCCGGGACGGTGCCGTCCGGGGCGCATTCGGTCAGGTCACCGCGTTCGATGCGCTTCTCGATGCCCTCGGGGAGAGCGTCACGGTCGAAGTAGACGACCGTTCCGCTCTCCCCGCGCAGGTGGATGCGGCTCACAGCAGCGGGCCGCCCAGAGCGTTCGACGGCAGCTGGTAGGCCCACAGCTTGACGCTGGTCGAGGCGTCCCAGTCCAGCGACAGCGACCCGTCCGGCTGCGTGAACCGGTCCGTGGTCAGCGTCGGCGACACGTACGTCCCACCGGCCGGGATGGTGACCACCAGGTCGCCGAGGGTCGACTGGGTGAAGACGGTGTTCTGCGGCAGCGGCGTCTGCGCGTTGCCGTTGACGTCCGGGCCGCTGCCCGACGCCCGCACAGTGATCGTGTGCGTGCTGGTGTCGCCGTTGGAGACGACGAGCATCAGGTGGTTCGGGCCAGGGTCGGCAAGCGTGTTGCCGTTCACCGCGTCAGGGGTCTGCCCGGCGCCCTGGCTGGTGAACGAGTCCGGGGCCAGGGTGACAAGCCCGGCCGCGATCGGGGTACGAGCGCCCATGAGGGAGTCTCCGTTTCCGTGGGGTGGGTGATCCTGCCGGCCTGCTCAGGCCGCGGGGCCTGGGTCAGATACCGGTCGGGCGCTGCACGCCGGCGACGGCGATGGCGTCGGGCCGGACGAGCTTCCCGCCGTAGACGTGGAGCCCGCGAACCGCGTCGCTGAATGACGTCTGGAGCCGCAGGGCTTCGGTCTGGACGATCTGCTCGCCGAAGGTGACCGCCATCGGGTGACCGGCCTGCACGACGTACGCGCCGTGGACCGTGTCGTACTCGACCGCGTTGTTGGAGACGAGGATGTTGAACCCGCCGACACGGCCGATGAACCCCTCCTGGAAGACCTCGGACGGCTGGCCCTGCATGTCGGTGACGCTGATGAACGCCTGGGTCTGCTCCAGCAGCGCTTCCGCCCACGCCGGGACGATGCAGTACCGGCCCGCCATCGGCACGTTGCTCTGGGTCAGCCGGACCTTGAGAGGCAGGATGACCTGCGTGTAGAAGTCGGCAGGGTGGGAGCCGGTGCCGCCGTACGGCTGCGGGGTCAGGTAGTTCCCCGACGTCAGAGACGAGGACGTCGCCGTGGTGCCCGGCAGCACGTTTGCGGCCGATACCCCGGTGTACATCGACGCGAGGTACTGGTCGGTCGTGTCGGCCAGCTTGTAGGAAGCCCTCGTTTCGAGGTATTCCTGCATGTCACCGGCCGCCTGTCGCCGGTCCACGTCGTCGATCTTGAACGCGAAATACTTCGCCTGGTCGATCACCAGGTCGAGCCCGGCGTCGTTCAGGTTCGCGTAGTTGATCGAGGCGTTCGGCGTGTAGTTCTGAATCGTCGGGTCACCAAACTGGGTGATCTTGACGACATTGCCCGGACCTGCGATTTCGCCTTCGTAGTCGTCGTTGACGACCATCGGCCCGCCGAAGACGAGGTTCTTCTCCAGCGCGCCGAGGATCATCGACGACCAGACGGCCGGCTTGAAGTTGTTGATGGCCATGCGTTCACTCCCTGGCGGGTACGCGAAAGCCCCGCGCAGGTCACGCGGGGCTCAGGTGGGTGGGGATGGGGGTCCCGCCGGGGGGAAAGCGGGATGGTTAGCGGTAGCCGCGCTTCACGCGCGGCTGGCCGACACCGAGATCGCGGAGCAGGCCCGCCTTGGCGGCTTCCTGGATCTCGCGCGGGGTGGCCTTGTCGACGTCCGCGTCGGTCCACTGCCGGTTGCCGCCCGGCTGGCCGTTGAACTCACCGCCGGACGACGTAGCAGGCGGCGCGGTCCGCTTCGGTGGCGTCGCCTTGTAGCCGGTGTTGGATTCGACCGCGGCCTTGATCGCGTCGGCGAGCTTGCCGCTGAAGTCGTCCGCGGCCGGGTCGAGACCGGCCAGCCGGTCCATGAAGGACCGCGAGTCGAGCAGCGCGAGCCCGTTCGCGTCGAGACCAGGCGCGGCGTGCAGGAGAGCCCGTTCCCGCCTGGCCTGGGCCAGTGCCGCAGCGGCGTTCGCTTCGGCTGCCTGCCGGGCCTGTGCGGCGGATTCAGCTTCGCGGCGCGCGTCGGCCAGTTCGGCGGCGAGCTTCTCCGGGGTGGGCGGTTCGTCTTCGGGCTTGAGACCCATGGCCTTCGCGAGCGCGTCGAGCTGCTTCTGCCGGTCGGCCTTGTCGGCTGCGAGCGCCTGCTGTAGCTGGGCCTGGGCTTCCTTGACCGCGGCGAGTTCCTGTTCGGCGGTCTGGCGGCGTGCCCGTTCGGCCTTGAAGTCGTCGCGGATCGCGGCGATAGTCCGGGCAGTGTGGTCGTCGGAGCCTGTACCAGGACCGGGGTTCGGTCCCGTGCCGGTGCTGTCGCCTGAGCCGGTCCCGCCGTCCGTGCGGCCACCAGTGCCGCTCTGGCCGGTGTTCTGGCTGTCTGCTTGACCGGTGCCCGCGCCGCCGTTTCCGGCGCCGGGGTCCTGGCCAGTCGTGCTGATGCCGCTGTCGCCCGGGTCACCTTCGCCGGACCCGCCGGCGACGATCCGGATGGGGCGGCCGTCTTTGTGGTAGCCGATGATCGCGCCAGGCGGCATCGACAGGGCGGTGCGCTTCATGAATGGGCCCTCCAGGAGCCGTTGGGGTATGCCCGGACCGGTCCGGGCATGAAAAAACCCGCCACGTGGGCGGGTGGTCAGAGGGTGTGCCGCGAGCCCATTCCGCGGCGGCCAGGCGGCTGATCCGCCCGCCGGAGTGCTCGGGCGTACAGCGCCGCGGCGATGGTCGGCAAGGCGAGGATCGGGGCTACGAGCGTGAGGTAACTCCAGATCACGGAGGCCTCCGTCCGGTCCGGGCGTCCCCGTACGATGCTGGCCATGGATGATCGGCTCCGGTGCCGTTGCGACCGCCACAGCCAGGTGTGCAACGCGGCCGCGACTCAGGAAGACATGCGCTGCGACACCTGCCGTGACCCCGGCTGCTCGTCAGGTTTCATCGCCCCGCCCGGCACCGAAACGCCCGGCATTGATCCAGCGGCCGAGGGATGGTCGCCGCTCGGGCATTTCCGCATAGACGGTCTCGTCTTCAGCGTGCCCGGAACGGATGCTCGCGGCGCTTCCAGCCGGCCTGAGTCATTCGCAGGCCTGTCGCTTCCCGGTGAGCCGCTGACGCTGACCGTGCCGCTGCCTGCTCGCGGCGAGCCCGCCGCCTGGCTTCCGGGCTCATAGCGGCCTGAGCGCGCCGTCCAGCGGCCCGCACGCGCCGCTCATAGGCCCGCTGCCGCTGGCTGGCCTGGTACACCGTGGCGGCCTGATCCATCGGGACAGCGCCGGTGACCTCTTCGGCGACGCCTGCGCCGAGCGGGAACCAGGCGCACCGGCAGTTCGGGTGCCGGAAACCAGCCGCCTTCGCCTCGTCGAGGGTCGGGTATCCGGCCGTGTGGCCGGTGAGCGACAGTGTCCGGCCGAGCCACGGCAGGCACGCCGGGCAGGTCCCCTCCGTGGAGTGCGTGTACACCTTCACGAGGTCGTATCCGGAGCGGATCATGGCCTTGGCCTGGAGGTCGTCCCACAGGTTCGCGACACCGGTCCGGGTGGCCATCTCCACGTAGGAGACGAGATTCCAGTGCCGTCCGGCCTTGTCGACGTAGCCGGTGATGCCCCGGTCGGCCAGCTGGTCGAGCGCGACCTGCGCGGCCTGGATCCGGGACAGGGACAGCGAGTTGGCGGGCATGCCGCCGCGGATCGACGAGATACCGGTCCGGACGGCTTCGTCGTACGGGTTGAGCCGGTCGCCGCCGGGCGGGAGCGCCAGCCTGCCGCCCGGCGGCAGACCAGGCGGCACAGGCGGTGGCGGCGCGTTCATCGCGGCTGTGGCCGCGTCGGTGAAAGCGTCGCTGGCTGATCCGATCGCGGTCTGCGTGGCGACGTCGAGCGGGGCCGTGATCGGGGCCGTGTCAGGCAGGGAGACGTTCAGGGCGGCTGCTGGGCCGGCGTCAGCTTGTACCCGGCCGCGTACCTCGTCGAGGGTGCCGCTGATCGCCTCGTCGAGGGTCACCCGGATCCGGTCGCGGGCCGCGGCGAAGATCGCGGCGGTCTGCTGGTACAGGCGACGGTTCGCGACGGCGGGAGGCAGCGCCCCTGCGGCTGCCTTCCGGGTCCAGTAGGCGACCGCCGCGACGATCGCCAGCTCGATCTGTGCGTAGATCGCCGCTATCGCGGCCCCGGCGGCCTGGGCGTGGTCTTCCCGGTCGTCGCCAGGTGTGCGGGGCAGAGGACTCGTCATCGCCCCTCCGGATGCGGAACGCCCGCCAGCCCCGCAGGTACACCGGCACGGACACGGCGGTCAGGGCAAGAAACCCGTACTGGCCGGTCACGACGTCGTACGGTACCCACGCGAACTGGGCGAGGATCGCGACCAGCCACCCGGCCGGCCGTTTCTGGGAGATCAGCGCCATCGAGCACAGCGACACGAGCGCGAGACCAGTCGATCCGGCTTCGGTCAGCACGACCGTTCGGTACCGTACTGGTCGCGGAACCATCGCAGGCAAGCCGCGATCCTGGCCGCCGGGTCACCGCCGCTGACCGGGGGTCTCACCGTGGACACGCTGCCCTGGACCGGGGCGGGACCTGTCCGGCGGGTCAGCCGCCGCCACCACCAGTTCACGAGTGGATGTTCCGGCCGCCTGGCACAAGCCGCGGCTTAGCGTCGAGGAGCTGCTTGTGGAGCTCGCGGAGCTGCCCCATGGCGTTGTGGACACCGAGCCGGACCGCATCTTCCCGCATCGCACCGATCGGCACCGTGAACGGCATGATCAGCGGGCCCTGCCCGAGCAGCGGATTCTTCATGGTGATGATCACCGTGTATCGCAGCGACGGCCCGACTGGGCCCATGACGGTGCTGCCGGCGTGGTCGTGCCAGAACTCCTCCCCCATCGCCCCGTCGTTGATGGCCTTGGCGACCCATGCGTCGAGCTGGTCGCCGATGTGCACGGCAGTCATCAGTCCTCGTTTCCGTAGCAGCAGGTGCAGTCGGGGTCGTTGCAGCGGGCGCACTGGCCGCGCTGGCAGTGGTAGCACTCGTAGTCGCCGGGACTCGCGGCCTGGACCTCGATGAAGCAACCGCCGTGGGACAGCAGCGCAGGCACAAGGTCGTCGTCGTGGCTGTGATCGGAGACGATGCCGCCGGTCGCGAACGGGCCCGGCTTGCGGTGGCTCATTGGATGGCCTCGCCGAGCTGGTCAGCGGCAGTGTGGAGAGCCCGCCACATCTCGTTTCGGACGTCGGGGCTCGCGTCGGCCCACCGTGACCGCATCCGGTCGGCCGCGTTGAGCAGGTCGATCGCGGCACGGAACCGGGCACGGGAGAACCACCAGCGGCGCGGGTAACCGGCCCAGGAGAAGCGGCGCCGGATCAGGCGGGCCAGTGCCACGTGCCCCCCTCGTGGCGGCGGCCCGTGCACAGCGGCGACGCAAGGCCGTCGCCGGGGTCGTCACCCTCGTCGTGGCGGGCGGCGTGGAAGAACACGCCGGACGGGTTGAGCACGCACAGGACCACCCGGCCCGGATCGACGTCGGCGACGACAGCGGCGCGGCAGGCGTGACCGTACTCACCGCGGGGCGTGCCGTAGGAGACGTAGTGGACCATCCGGGCGACCGTGGGACCGACCGTGAACCGGTGGCCGCTACTGGCCGGGCGGCCGGTGCGCAGCTCGCCGACTGCCTGCTGCAGCAGACCCCATGCCCTGATCGCCTTATCGGGCAGGCCGCTGGCTTCAGTCGCGGTGAGCTGCCGCATGAGGTCGTCGGCGCGGGTGATAGTGGAGATGAATCCGGCCAGGTTGGCCGTGTCTGGGTGGACATTGACCGGCACGTTGATCGTGCCGGGGTGGGCAGCCATCGGGCTGTTTCCTCCATGAGAATGTGACAGGGGTCACCCTGTATCGATATGGGGTAAACGCGACATCCCGACCTATGAGCCAGGCGTTACAACTCGGGGCGCACGGTCCGATGTGCTGAAATGACGGCGTGCCTACATGGATCAGGCGTCACCGCAGGGCTTTAGCCCGGGGCGCAGCTGTCATCGTCAGAAGAGTGTGGGCATGGGGCCGGCGCTACCGATGGCCCCTGGCATTCACAGGTGCGTTCGCCGTGTTCGCCGTGTTCGCCGTGTTCGTCTGGCTCGGCCCGCCGTGGCTGGATGCTTCACGGCTGAAAGCACTCACTCCGGTCCAGCGGGAGACCGCCATTGACGCGCTCCGTGGCCGGATGCTCCAGCTCGGCGCCGGCGTGGCAGCAGTTACCGCACTGGTGTACACGGCCCGGAACTTCAATCTGTCCCGCGAAAGCCACGTCACCGACAGGTACACCAAGGCAATCGGACAGCTCGGGTCAGATGCGCTCGATGTGCGGCTGGGCGCGATCTACGCGCTGGAGCGCATCATGATCGACTCGCCGCGCGACCATCCAACGATTGTGGAAGTGCTCGCGGCGTTTATCGGGGAGCACTCTCGCCTCTCAAGGACTCGCCAGGCAGAGCTTGAGGCGGCAGAAGAAACCGGTCTCATTACATCGGAGACTGACGTTCGAGCTGCCGCAACGGTGCTCGGACGACGGCCGCGAGGACGTGAGGAACGCGGTGATCTGATTCTTAGCGGCGCGTATCTGGCCGGCGCGACCCTGGCCGGCGTGAACCTGATCGGCGCGGTCCTCGCCGACGCGAACCTGACCAGGGCGTATCTGGCCGGCGCGACCCTGGCCAGAACGGCCCTCCCCAACGCGAACCTGACCAGGGCGTATCTGGCCGGCGCGACCCTGGCCGGCGCGTATCTGTCCGGCGCGAACCTGACCCGCGCGAACCTGACCCGCGCGAACCTGACCGGCGCGAACCTGGCCTTCGTGAACCTGACCCGCGCGGACCTGACCAGCGCGGACCTGACCAGCGTGACCCTGGCCGGCGCGGACCTGACCAGCGCGGACCTGACTGGCGCGAACCTGACCAGCGCAGACCTGTCCGTCGCGAACCTGACCCGCGCGAACCTGACCGGCACGAATCTGACCGGCGCGAACCTGGCTGGCGTCGAACTGCCACCTAGCGCGCTGGATAACCCCACGCTTCCCGAGCGGTTTCGTCCGTCCCCTCCTCTGAACGACTGACGGGATGAAGCAAACGGCGCCGGTACTGGACTTCACGGGCGTCGTCGAGCGCGTTATGCGACCGGACGCCAGGCATCGCCGGGAGGTGCGGGTCGCCGCGGCGTACGGCTTCCTGCTTGAGGTCGTTCGTCCACATCGGCATCCCGGCGGGCAGGCTGATCATCGGCCCGTACAGCTGGCACAAGACCACGTGATCGTAGGCGGCATACCAGGCCCACAGCCGCGGATCGGGTTCGGCAAGGATGAAGTCGCGGACCTCGACGGCGATCTGCTCGCGGTCCTTGACGTGCCGGTAGTCCGGGTGCGCCCGGTCCCACTCCCATTGCCAGCGGCTCCAGCCGTGCGCCTTCCCCCACGGCACCTGCTCGACTGTGACGGGCAGGGACGGGACGACGTTGACGCGGAGCCAGTCGTGGGCGACAGCGGCGGTGATTACGTCCGGGTCGGCGGTGACCGCGTAGTATTCGCGGCCGTCGTCGGCGACCAGGCCGATCGACAGGAACCGTAGCGGCTCGTGCGGGCCTGCCTCGATGAACTCGGTGTCGTAGTAGATGTCAGTCACGGCCGGGTGTCCCCCGCCGTGTCAGGGCACGCTGTGCCCGTGGCCGCGGGCACGTGGCCAGGGCGGCGCGGCGCGGCGGCGCTGATCCGCCAGACCGCTTCGGGTTCGGTCGCCATCGTCAGTACCGAATGCCCCGTCGCATGTCGTCCCGGCGCCGCTGGGCGCGGCGGTCGCGTCTGGCGGCCTTCCGGTCGTCGCGGGTCAACGCGACCGCCAGACCGCCGAAGAACAGCAGGAACGCCGCGTAGGCGACCGCGGCGGCTTCCTCGGGCGCGAGCACCAGCCACCATGACCACGTGACCTGGTGGGTCAGCTTGAGGTAGATGAAGATGAGCGTGAGGACTTCGGTGAAACCCATGGGGGCTGGTCGTTCCTTTCGGTCAGGTGGGCTGGTCAGCGTTTGCGGCGGTTCCGCCGCTTCGCCCGGTAGGGGGACTTGGTGACGCCGCGCCGCTTTCCGCAGAACGGGGCAGGCTGCTCAGGCGGCGCGGGTGGCTCAGTGGGCTGGCCCAGGAACGGCCACGCGATCTCGCCGGGCCACAAGTAGGCCATCAGTAGTTCCCGCCGTACGGCGGGAACGACGTCGCCTCCGTCGACGCGGCCGGTGTCCCGGAGGTCAGCGCGTCGTTGTCGGACACGAGACGCTGCCCGGGCGGGGCCGGATTTACGCCGACCGTGGTCGGGCCCTCGTTGGTGCCACGGAACGCGGCGACCTTCGCGGAGGCGTCGACCGGGCCGCTGTTCGGCACCCGGGACGGGACATGCTTCCCGGCTGGTGGCGTGGCGGCCATCAGCAGCCGCCCGGCATCGGCTCGCCCGCGATCGTGCGGGTCGGCTTCCCGCCGCCGGGGCCGTCGCCGTCACCGTCCTTCATGTCCACGTTCGGGCCCGGCGTCGGGGGCTTGGGTGCGTTCACGAACCGGACCGGTGTGGTCTTCCCGCCGGCCGGGGTGGTGGCATGCGCGCCCTGATTCCACCGGCCCGCTATCGCGCCGCTGGTGTCGCGGATGGTGGCGTTCGGGTCGTGTGAGGCGGTCGCCTTACCCATGGGTCACCTCCCTCTGCCGGCCGCCCGGCCAGCTGTCTTGCCCCCACGTGCGGCAGGCTTGCCGCCGCTTTTGGGGCCGGTGAGGACGTTCTTCGCGAACCGTGCTTGCGCCTGGGCTTTCGGCCCGTAGTCGCCGCGCAGAGCCGCGTTCTTCTTGCCGGCCGGGATCGGCTTCCCCGCCGGTACGCCGAGGGACTGATGGAGGCCGCCGGGCTGGAAACTGATCGCCCGCTGGCCACGCTTAGCCGGCTTGATGGTCGTTTTCTTCGCTGCGCCCATCTGGGTCACTCCTGGGTGGTGGTGCCGGGCACGTCCGGTGGGATGTCCGGCGGCTTGACCGTCTGCGCGAGCTGTTCGGCTTGCTCGGTGAAGTCCGCGGTTGACGTCATCGGCTCGGACACCATGACGCGGGCCCTGGTCGCCAGGTCCAGGCCGATTTCGCTGAAGATCCGGGAGACTTCCTCGTTCACCTCGTCCGTGGTCCAGTCCGGGTGGACCAGCGCGACGAGGGTCTGTTTGGACGCGGCTTCGGCCTGGGCGAGCAGGTTCGCGGTCGACGCGAGCTCGTTCTGATCGGGGAGCACGACAGCAGGGAAATCGATCTCGGGCCGTTCCGGTTCGACGGTGGTGTCGCCGAACATTTCGCGGCGGACCGCGAGGAGGCCGTAGAGGATGTCGCGGATACCGGGACGGCAGTAGAGGATCTTCTTGCCCCTGGTGGTCAGCGACCGCCGCTCACGCTGCTCAACTTCGGTGGCGGTGATCGCACCGGAACCGGCGTCGAACTCACCGAACGTCTGCCCGCTGTACCCGGCGCCCTGAATGATGCGGCCCACCAGGTCGGACGCGGTTTGGGCGTGTTCCTGGAAGCGGATCGCGAACTGGTTGGCCACGATGTCGCTGGTGCCGCTGGTGGCGAGCATCTGCATCGGCGTGTAAACCTGCCGGTCCGTGTCGAACACGGCACCTTCGCCTTTACCGATGTTGTCGAGGTACTGCTGCGGCACGATCAGCCGTGCTTTGGCGAGCTGCACGTCCCGCATCCACGACGAGTACGTTTCGTCGAGGCCGTCCATCAGCGTTTCGATACCGGCGTAGTCGGACCGGCCCAGCGGCGCGGCCTGCGGGCCGAGGTCACGCCACAGCCGGTTCGGGCGGATGTTCGGGATGTAGACGACCGTGCTCGCGTCCATCGGCTGATCAGGGAACGTGATCGCGTTGCCTTCGGTGAGGTCCCCGACGAACTGGCGTGTCTCCGGGAAGTCGGTCAGCGGGTACACCGTGCCGAGGTCCGTCTGATTCCCGACATAGACGCCGTGCAGGATCGTGTTCTGGCTGGGGATGTGCTTCTCCAGGTGACGCACGACCTCTTTGCCGTCGTCCGATAGCACCCGCCAGAAGGTGACCGCGACGAGCTTCCCGTACGCGAACTGCGGCACCGCCGAGTCACACGGAACGATGTCGATCCACGGGTACTCCGCGATATCGGTGTTCCACACGGTCCGCAGGAACACTCCCCCGAGCGCCGACGCCAGCTCACCGGCCTCCAGCAGCGTGGAGTGCAGGCCGTCGTCGAAGTAGTCGTCGAGCACCGCCTGATTGGCCGCCAGCTCCGACTTGACGACGAGGGGTTCGCTGAACAGCAGGTCACTGGACGTCTGGGCGATGTCACCCGCGATCGGCACGTGATACTTGGTGCGCTTCTCACCGGGCGGCACCGGCTGGCCCCAGAAAAACCGCGAGATCGAGCCGATGAGACCGCCGCGGAACTGGCCCGGCCGCGGAGTCGGCATGCCAGGCTCACCCGTAGTCGCGAAGTACGCGCGACCGGCTGGAGAGTTAGCGCCGAGGTTGTAGTAGGCCCAGCTCAGCTTCTGAATATCGCCCGAATACCAAGCGTCCCAGAGTCGTAGCTGATAGTTAATCGGGTCGTACTGTGGCGGCGGCCAAGGCTGATTGGTTACCGGCAACATGTTCATTGCGCGGTCGTCGATTGCCACGGGGCCGAATCACCCCGCTTTCAGTTCCTCCATGAGCTTCGAGCCCTTGCGCAGGTTGCACAGCTCGTGAGCCGGTCGGATGTTGTCGGCCGTGTGTGTACCGCCCCGAGAGAGCGGAACCACGTGGTCAAAGTGCAGGTCGTCGAACGATTCGATCGAGGCGCCGCAGAGATGGCAGGTCATCCCGTGCTCAACCAAGATCGCGGCGTAGTCCACCGGATCAACGGTGGTGGAGCGGATGGCAGCACGGCGCTTCGCGTTGCTTGCCCGCCTGCGCTCAACGTTTGTCCGCTGATACTCGCGGTAGTAGGCCGCGAGCTTGTCGCGGTTCATCTCCGCGTAGTGCCGTTTGTTGGCCGCTACACGTTCAGGGTTCTTGGCTGCCCAATCACGGCTGGCCTGGCGCGCGGCAGCGGCGTTTCGGGTGTAGTAGTCGCGTCGGGCCTCGCGGCGCTGCTCCTGGTGGCGCTCGTAGTTGCGCTGGTTGTACTCGCGCTGCTTCTCGGGGCTGCGCTGGCGTAGCTTCTCGCGCTCGGTCTCGACGTTGCGCCAGTAGGCGTCGCGCTTGTAGTGCTTGCGGCACATGCCGCGTGCGAGGTGAGGCTTATCGCAGCCGTCGACCGTGCACGTACGATCGGTCAAGCTGGCCTGCCTGTGAAGGGGTTCAGGTCGGCGATAGGTCCCCGTACGGTGCCAGCCGTGCGGGGATCGCCATGTCCGGAGTCGACCGTATCGGGCAGGTCGGACAGTCAGGCGGCGCGGCGCAGCCGCGGCTCCCACATCCCCTGAGTCGTTTTGATGCCGTACCGGAGGGCGTCGACGCCGTGGTCATCGACCTTGACCGGGACGTCCTCACCGCGCATCGCATGCTCGTCGGACCACGAGTAGCCGGGTATCTCCCCGATCAGCGCCGGGCAGTTCCGGGACACTTTGAACCGGTCCGTCGACATGAGCGAGGCGACCAGGCGGATGCCGTCGAGGACCGCGTTGTCGCCGGGTACGACGTTGAGACCGTCCTGAAACAGCTGGACCCGGAACGACGCCGCGGACGGGTCGACGACGATGTAGGCGGGCATGACGCCATGCAGGCGGGTCGTCGGGATGCGGACGCCTTTGAGCCAGGTCCGCAGGTTCTCGCTGTACTGGGAGTCGGTGAGCTGCCTGCGCTCGCGGCGGGAGTCCCACCGGTACTCGTCGACCGCGTACAGCACCCCGTCCGTTCCGGCGCCGAGGAGCACGGCGTGGAACGGGTTGGTGGTGCCGTAGTCGATGCCGGCGCACACCCACGACTGGATGGCGGGTACGACGTCGACGACGTGGCGGCGTTCGTCCCACATGTCGTAGACGGCGCCTTCAGCGGCGACCCATTCGCCGAGGATGAACCGCCGGTACCACAGGCCGGTGAACTCCGCTGAGATGGCCGCGATGTAGTCGGCGGTCAGGCTGGGATTGTCGTGGAGGACGAAATGCCAGTTCCGCAGGTTGAGCGCATCGTTGGTGAGGAAGTTCTTCCGCAGCCAGTGCGCCGGGTTATCGGGGTTGGTGGTCGCGAACATTTTCGCGCCGGGGACGCTCATACGGCCGAGGAGCTGCGTGAAGAACTGCTCGGGGACGAGGGACGCTTCGTCGACGTAGCATCCGGCGCAGGTCAGGCCGCGCAGGCGGGTTTCGGCGCGGACGTCGTTCGCGCCGATCACCCACACGCGGCGGCCGAGGATCGACGCGAACGGCGACCCCGTGGTGTACGTCGTCTCGGCGGCCAGCTCGCCGAACAGCTCGAAGTCCATCAGCGGCCCGAACACGTTCCGCGCCGCGGTGATCGAGGTCTTGGCGATGACGACCAGCTCACCGGACGTTGGAGCGTCAGCGACGTACATGAGCCACCGCAGCAAGCTCGCGATGGTCTTCCCCGACCGGATCGCGCCGTCCCACAGGTTGATCCGCGCCTGGGCGTCGACGATGGACTGGATCTGTTTCCGGGACAGGACGTCGGTGACGGCCGACAGATCCAACACCGGCCCCCGATCACGTCCAGTGACCAGGACCCAGGCCACGGCGACGCCAGGATCAGCGGCGATTACACGGCGGGCGTTCCAATGTCACGCTCTGGAGGTTTGCCGGCCGGTGAGCCACCGGCATTTTCGTCACGTTCGGTTACAGGATCAGGGTCCGGGCCGAAACTGTCAGCCGCCACACTCAGCGCCTCACCGAGACGGCCGAGCAGCGACCGCGCACCAGCCGAACCATCACCAGCGTCGATGTCCGACAGCTTCGCGGCCTTGTCGATACAGATCCCGATGCTCGTATAACCCGACTGCTGATCCCGCAACGGCGGCATCTTCGTCGTCACCAGCTCCGCACCCAGCGGCCCGGACACGATCTGCGTGTACGGATCCCACGCACGCGCCCGGAACCGCTGAGCATCCCGCAGCAGATCCTCAACCAGCTGCGCACGGGCAGCCTTCGCGTCGAAAATCCTTGCGCGCGTGGCTTTCTCCGTCTGCGACCGGTCGAAGGCGGACTTGAGTCCTTCGTCGGCTGCGATTTTCGTGACGGTGCTGCCTGAGACGTCGTGTGCTCGGGCTATCTCGTTGCGCTGTTTCCCGGCTTTGATGTCGGCGAGGATCGCTGCCCGTTTCCTGGGGTCGAGGGCCTTGGGCACGTCATGCTCCCTCTACCAGGTGAGGCAGCCTCCGTGGTCCCTCGTGGGCTTGTGGCGGCGCTAGTGGCTGGGAGTCTGGTGTGAGCCCGAACGTTTTCGCCCATCTGGCGGCGGTGGCGTCTGCGCCGTTGCGGATGCCCAGTGCGGGGTTTGGTGCGAGGTCCTGGCCGACCGCGATGAGGACACCGGATGCGGTGATGATGGAGTCGGCTTCGCGGTAGGTCGCCAGGGTGGTCACGTACATGGCGAACAGGTCCGCGTTGAGTGGTGTGAGCCTGCCTGCCGGGACGTGGGGTGCGAGGGCATCCCAGATGGCCCGTGCGTCGCCGGACAGCCAGGCGGGCGGGTCGGGTGGCTTGGGGGCCGGTACGCCCGGAAGGGCGCCCCCCGGGAGGGGGGCGCCCATAAGGGCCGCCCGGCGGCG